CCGTTGGTGTCGGCCATGATGTAGTCGGGCTGGTACTTGTCGATCGCCGGCGCCACCACGTTGGCGGTGAAGTCCAGCACCTGCATGCCGCTGCGCCGGATCGCCGGAATGGTGCGCGCGTCGTAGCCCTTGCGGAACCGGATGACGGACGGGTCCTTGCCGCCGTTGCCGAAGTCGATGCCCATGCACAGGGGTGCGCCGGGATCGGGAATGATGTCGCGTTCCCTGGCGCCCAGGATCGCGTCCATCGGGATCAGCTGGTCCTCGCCGGAGTTGGGGAACTGGCCGTAGACCTCCACCCGGGCCTCGTCGGAGTCCTCGCCGTACTGGTTGATGATCTTCTGGTAGACCGCCAGGTCCGTGCCCTCCACCGTCCGGGCGTCGATCTGGGTCGGGTTCCAGATGTCGCGGTCCCGGTGATGGCTCTCGAAGAAGGCGCCGGTGTTGTTTCGGGGGTTGGAGTAGAGATCCCAGTAGCGGTCCAGGACGGGCTCGGTGAAGAAGCCGTCGGACACGGAGAAGATCGACTGGGGGATGCCGCTCGCCTCGTCGAACTTCAGCATCATGCCGTTGTGGTTGTGCGCGCCGGCGAAGGCGTCGGGCTTCTCTTCGGACCAGAGCTGGGCCTGCAGGTAGTAGTAGCCCGTGTCGATCTTCAGGTCCTGCTTGAGCAACGCTTCGAACCACTCGGCCGGCCGCAGGCTCATGGCGGACTTGTCGAACCAGTGGCTGTTGATGGCCAGGGTGTGCCACTTGCCCAGCTCTGCCATCGTTCGGCTGACCAGCTGGGCCTCGGTGTTGGCGGTCACGATCGTGGTGCTGCCCAGGCGCGTGGACATCATCCACAGCCCTTCGAAGCTGAACAGGGCGGATTTGCCGATGCCGCGGCCGGACGAGATGGACCGGTGCCACATCTTCGGCGGCTGGCCCATCTGCATACGGATCTTGTTCTGGCGGATGTGGTCGGTCTTGGCCTCCAGCTCCGCGATCTGCCACTTGCGCGGCTCCTTGAACCGCTCGAGCGGGGTGTTGGCCTGGCCCCAGGGGAACAGGAACATGACGAACGCCCGCAGGTCGTCGGCCAGGTTCGGATCCCACAGCTCCGTCATCAGGGCTTGTTCGCTCTTGGCGTCGTAGAGCTGTTTGGCCTTCGGCATCGTTTAACTTCCGTTTAACTAAGTGAGGACGAATTTCCTCAAAAATTTTCAGCAGCGCGGCCTCGACATGGCCCCGGGTGGAGCAGCGCGCGGCCAGCCTGGCCCCCACCCCCACCCACCACTCCCCCTCCGTCGAAAAAGGGGACCCATGCGCGGCGAAACGCGCCTAGTCAAATATGTCCGGCAGCTGGGGAGTTGATTGCTTATCAACTGAGCGATGCGCAGCAACACTAGGCTGCGCAACAATCTCGCCCTCGATCACGTCTTGTGGGTCGCACGTGGGTCGCAGCGCGGCGCGTGCTCGAGCCGCGGCAAGCGCGCCGCCGATGTCCAGACGATGCTCGATCGTGAGGTCGAGCTTGTCGCCGTAGACTTTGGGGATCAGCTTGGCCGCCAGCCACTTGTCTGTGTCGATGATAAGCCGCGCGCGGTTCACGTCAGTCTCCGTGCGCGCCACTTCGGCCATTCGGTCCACACGGGCTTCAAGTAGGATCGCGCGCGCTCGCCTCACCGCCGATTCGAAAGCTGGCTGTTCGGCGAGCCATTTGGTGTAGCGATACGGGGTGACGCCGGCGAGTTTCTGCGCCTGATCCACGGTTTGCCCGCTCGCGATGAGCGAACAGAAGCGCGCTTGGTCTTCGGTAAGCCCTTGATTGTCAAAGATGGATAGGCTATTGCTATCGCTCATGGCGCACCGATAGAGAAAAACAATCGTCCAAGGTGTTGACGTGGCATCATCACTGTGGCCATTATAGCCTCACTGAACACGCAACGGACGAACCGCAGTGATCCGCTACCACACCCACGAAACCCAAGAGGCCGCAGCTGCACACGCGGCAGCCATCCGCGCAGCGGGCGGCGTGGCCTTGGTTCTGACCTACCGCGCTGACTTCCACGAAGTGAGGGAAATCGTATGACCCGTCAAGCCATCCGCACGCCCTACCCGTTCCACCAGCACAACCCACGAGCCCACGTCACTTGCTGCCGGCCGCGCAAGCTGCCGCGTCGCACCTGGCTGCAGCGCGTGCGGGACGAAATCGCGCGGCTCTGCCGCTGATTTCTTGCGTCCGCAGTGCGGACCTTCTGACAACACACGTAGAGGATATGACCATGACAGAGCTAAACCTGAGCGCAGACACGATCGACGTCCGCGACATCATCGCCCGCGTGGAAGATCTGCGCGGCGAGCGCGACGCGCACAACGACAGCGAGCAAACCGACTGGCACACCGAGTACGAAAGCGACGCCGAAGAGCTGGCCAACCTGGAATCCATCCTGGCCGATCTCGCCGGCAGCGGCGGAGATGAACAGTGGGAGGGGGCCTGGTATCCGTCCCTGTTGATCGCCGACTGGCATTTCCGGGTCTATGCGCAGGAGCTGGCCGAAGAGGTTTGCTCCGATGCAGTAGCCGGTGCCAGTTGGCCTCTTACCTGCATCGACTGGGAACGCGCGGCCCGTGAGCTGCGCATGGACTACACGTCGACCGAGATCGACGGCGCCACCTACTGGTTTCGGTGAGGTGACGACCATGCCCAAACACGCCCACCTGATTGAAGCCCGCTACGTCAACCCGACCGACACGCGCGGCTCGCGAGTCCGCCTGTTCTCGCATCGGTTCGAGCGGGACAGCGTCACCGAAGGCTACAACCCCAGCTACAGCAACACGTACGACCAGGCGCAGGCCATGCTCGAGGCGCTCGGCTACACGATCGAATGCCAGGGCGAAGCCCGCCACGGCTATTTCTTCGTCGTGTCTGAATTCATGCCGTTGCGCGACGCGGCGGCCAAGTTGCGCAAGAGCCGCAAGGGAGCCGGGAAATGATCGGCTTCCACGTCACTAAATCGGAAACCGGCCGCTGGTACTACGTGGCCGACAACACCGGGCTCCGCTGGTCGCGTGAATTCGCCACGCATGCGGAGGCGGACAGGGCTCTGTCCTCACTCCGCGCCGTCGCGCACCGCTGACCCTTGACACTGCCGCTTGCGAACCAGGCGGCAGGATCGAGGGCCCGTGGGGGCCTGGAGGACAAGAGAGATGCGCATAACCTTCAACGTCAAAGACGTGTCGGACACGTTTTACGCGCGGCTCGAGCCGATGTCGGCATCGGAGCGGCTAGAGTACCTGCTTGCCAAGAGCGCGAAAGGTAGCGGCCTGGAGCAATGCGTCAAGGCCAAGATCGGCAGCGGTCAATTCCGGGACGCGGTCGAATACAACGCCCTGAAGCGGACGGGCGTCCGCGTGGAGTGTGAAGGCCCGCTCCCGCGACGCGGTTACCGCCTTTTCACCTTCGAAGTGCGCCAGGCCGCATGAACACCTGGACCGAAGCCCGTCGATTCATCGCAACCGCCGTGCTGATTGACGCGGCGGTCATCCTCGCCCTTTGGGCGGTACACTGACGCCGACACGGAGTGACGTATGAACTTTTATCGAGACGACCGCCCGCGCGTACCGTGCGGAATATGCGGAACGCCCACCCCGATGACCGGCACAAAGCGGTGCGACGGCTGCTGGGAGCTTGAACGCCGCATTCACAGCAATCCCGAACTGGCGCGGAAGATCCTCGAGCACATGAACCGCGAGAACGGCTAGCCCCACATCCGAAATTCTCCCGCCCGACACAACCCGGCCTCGCGCCGGGTTTTTCGTGGGCGGAGGTTTTCCGGCCAACATCCGGACCGACCCACGAAACAGTCCAAACCCCCATTTAAGTCCAGCCGTTGGGAAGGCCGGTGGGCCGAAACCGTACTTCTATCTTTCTATTCTCTAGAAGATCAAAGAATAAAGATAGAAGGCTTGTAGCCCTTGGCCCACAACGATCCTGCTACGTTTTCTACGCTTCTAACCGCAAATTGAGTTGGGCCGGGGAAATCCATGTGCATGTATCCCGCACACGCCGCTACGTGCATCACTACGCATTTTTCCTAGCTAATCACTTCTGCGCGAATCCAGAATTTCCGACAGCCCGACAGCCCGCAAACGCAAGCCCAGCAAGGCTTTCCGGCGATTCCGCGTTTTTTCTACATCTACGAATCGCGGTTCCGTTGCTCTTTTGTCCACGCGGGCGTACCTTATCCTTGCCCTCCACCGGAGCCCTACCGACATGATCGAGAACAACCCCTACCGCCAAGCATCCAACGACAAGCTGCAAGCGTGCCTCGATGCCTGGAACGCAAAGGAGAAAGCGCGCGTCGAAGCCGAAGAAGCCGCGAAGGCCGCACGTCGCGCTGACCCCAAGGTGATCGCCCAGGCCGAACGTGCGCGCGCCTACCGCGAGCGCAACAAGGAGAAGATCGCGCAAAAAGCCCGTGAGCGGCGCGAACGCGAACGCCAGGCGCAGCAGGCCGCCCGTGAAGCGGTCTTCGGCAAGCCGCTCAACGCGGCCGACTACGATTGGCCGTAGTCTACCGCTCCAACCCGATCACCGGGATCACGCCCACCACCTCGACGTCGTTCTCCCGGCCGCCGAAGCCGAACACGGGCCCCAGGTCGTAGCGCCCCTTGGCGAACGCAGGCCGGATCTTCCGCAGCAGCAGTTGCCCGTCTGCCGTCTGGACGATACCCGCGTCCGTATCTCCCACGTCCGCCGACACCTCACCCGGGGAGCACAGCACGCGCCAGCCTGCCAGGAACGGGTCGCCCTCGACCGTGAGCGCGACCACGTCCGACTTGGCGGTGGCCCGGTTGGGCGCGAACCGCACGGAACCGTCCACGGCGTCGACCAGGCCACCCACGGGTGCCGTGGCACCCTTGGACACCACGCGCACACTGGCCGCACCCGGCAGCCGCAGTTTCAGGCCCGCATGCTCGAGCACGTCGGAGACGTCCACACCCATCACGCCGGCCATCCGCTCAGCCTCGTCCATCTGTAGCCGGCGCTTGCCCTTGAGCGTGCGCAGGAACGCCGACGGATCGACGCCGATCGCCCCGGCGAAGCTGCGTAGTGAGTGGCCCGAGCGGTCCACCATCAGGCGCATCCATTTCTCGTCAATCCTGGAGGTCACGGCACGTACTCCGAAAGGGTCAAAGTGTTGATCCGAACGCTACAAAGCCGCGGATTGTGCGGCACAACATCGCTGGATTGCAACTGTACCGGGCACGACCGTCGAAAAAACGTGAGGACGTATTGACAACGCGCGGACCCAAGGTCCACACTGCGCCTCACCATCCAAGAGCGGAGCCTCCTATGGCGCCCGAGCGTACCCCAACTTCAGCGCATGCGCCTGTGCTGGCGATCGACCCGGGTTTGACCGGTGCGATTGCTCTGCTGCGGGACGGTTGCCTGTGGGTCACCGATATGCCGACCGAAACCCGCGGCAAGAAAACGGCGGTCGACCTGGCCGGTCTGTTGAAAGTCGTGCTTGACGGTTCCACGGGCCGCGTCGGTATGGCGGGCGTCGTCGAAAACGTCAGCGCGATGCCCCGCCAGGGCTTGGGCTCAGCCGCCAACTTCGGCAAAACCATCGGCGCCTGCGAAATGGCCGTGGTCGCTGCAGGCTGTGAACTGGTCCGCGTCACCCCTCCCATCTGGAAGTTTGGTGTCGGCATCGACGCCGACCCCAAGGCCGACACGAAGGCCAGAAAGAACGCCTCCCGTGCCCGGGCCATCGAACTGTTCCCTGACTACGCCCACCTGTTCGCGCGCGTCAAAGACGACGGCCGCGCGGAAGCCGCATTGATGGCCTGGTGGTTCGTCCACAAGAGGATCCCGAAATGACAAGTCCAGACGCGATGGGTAGCCGAATGAGTAGCCGAGAGGATGAGGTGCGCAGGGAGTTTGAGGCGTGGGCGACGAAAGAGGAG